TGTTATCGTATCCTAGATCCATCAACATACACTCAAGTCTATGATGACATGTTCCTGAAACGCTATTCAACTGCATTGATCAAACGTCAATGGGGTGAGAACATGAAAAAGTTTGGTGGTATCCAACTTCCTGGTGGTGTTATACTAAACGGCAAAGAGATCTACGAAGAAGCAGTCGAAGAAATCGCAACAATCGAAACCGAAATGCAATTAAAGTCAGAGTTGCCAATAGACTTTATGGTTGGATAAGACATGCCAACAAACTTCTACTTTCAATCTGGTAATACATCTGGAACCACAAACGAACAACGTTTGGTGGAAGATCTTGTCATTGAAAGTTTGAAGATCTATGGACATGATGTTTACTATCTGCCAAGACAAACAGGTAATCTAGATGGTATTCTAGGCGAAGATGCACTATCGTATTTTGATCAGGCATATCCACTTGAAATGTATCTTGAGAATGTTCAAGGGTTCGAAGGCGAAGGCGAACTATTCACTAAGTTCGGATTTGAATTTAGATCTTCAGCAACATTCGTAGTTGCTAAGAGACGTTGGGAAGAGGGGGTTGCTCAGAATGCAACTGTTCAACTACCCGATCGTCCAGCAGAAGGCGACCTACTTTACTTCTCGAAAACCAAAACATTTTTCGTAATCAAGTATGTCGACTTCTTGAATCCGTTTTACCAACTTGGTAAGATATACACGTTTAAACTGCAGTGTGATGTATTCGAATTCAGTTCGGAAAGAATCGATACTGGAATTGCAGAAATTGATTCAATAACAGACGCATCAAGTCAAGACACATACAGATTCCAACTGTTAATGCAGTCAGGAGATTTGGTTCTAAACAATAGTGATGATTCAATTATCCTAGAGGTATATGCTACAGCAGATACTGATAAGCAAGCAGACAATGATGAATTCGAGGTAGAAGCAGAAGGCATTCTAGACTTCACGGCATTCAATCCATTCGGTGAGGTACAAAAGAGAGCATAATGTTTTTACGTCAACACTTCTACCATCAACATATCAGAAAAGCAATTATTGCTTTCGGCACAATCTTCAATCAGATCTCAGTTAAGAGATACAATTCTGATCAAGAAGTCGTGCAATCTGTTCGTGTTCCCCTAGCATATTCACCGAAAAATAAATTTCTTGCTCGTATCGCAGAAGTTCCATCAACTACAACTCAATCAGCAGCAATTATTCTGCCGCGAATGGGGTTTGAGATAACAGGGTTGCAGTACAATCCAGCAAGAAAAATTAACTTGTTGACAAAGAACGTGGCAGTTGGTCAGGGTGACGCTGCTAATGTGCTGCGAACTCAATTCACAAGCACGCCATATGATATGGATGTTTCGTTGTATATAATGGCAAAGAATCAAGATGATGGTTTACAAATTATTGAACAAATAATTCCGTTCTTCAATCCTGACTTCTGTGTTACTGTATCCGATATTCCTTCAATGGGAATTAAGAGAGATCTTCAGATAATTCTCGATTCTATTAATTATGAAGACGATTATGCTGGTGACTACATGCAAAGACGTTCAATTGTCTGGACGTTAAACTTTACACTTGGGTTGAACCTATACGGTCCAGTTGAGCAGCAAGGAATTATCCGAACTGCGATCGCGAATACATATACGGATATTGAGCAACCTACTTACGAACAAAAATATCAAGTAACAACAAATCCAGATACTGCTGCGGTGACTGACGATTGGGATTATGTGGAGCAATTCGATGAATTCTATGAACAAGGGTAATTATCAAGATCTCGACGATCTTTTTGGAACCGAAACAACAAAGATCCCCGAAGAAACAATTGAAGTAATTGAGGTAGAAGTTCTCCCAGCAACCACAACTGCATCTTCAGTTCCAGCAGTTATAGAATCTACTGGCAATGATATCGAAGATGACTACAACCATGCTAGAAATAAACTTAATGAGTTGATTGGAACTAGTCAAAAGGCATTAGAGGGCATGTTAAATGTCGCTCTAGCAAGTGACAGTCCTCGTGCTTATGAAGTAGTCGGGCAGTTGATCAAAACAACTGGTGATACTGCGAAGGATCTATTGGATCTACAAGCAAAAAAGAAAAAAATTCTGCAGGATGATAACAAGAAAACTCAGCAAATCGACACGCAGAATAATATTATCTTTTCTGGTAGCACCCAGGATTTGCTCAGGGCATTGAAAGCAGAGAAAGCAAAAGTAATAGAACATGATAGTTGAGGAATCCTCGTATCACGGTAATATTAATTTAAAACCGATCGGATACAAACACAATTTTACTCCGGAGCAATTGACAGAACTCGCATTGTGCGAGGAAGATCCAATTTACTTCATTGAAAATTATTGTATGATTGTTTCGCTTGACGAAGGTCTCATTCCATTCAAATTGTATGAGTGTCAGAAGCGCAAAGTCCACCACATCCTAGACAATCGTAAAGCGATTCTCATGGAGGGTCGCCAACAGGGTAAGACTATTACATCTGCTGCCTGTATCTTGTGGTATACATTGTTTCAGGATGCAAAAACTGTTGCTATTCTTGCGAACAAGACTTCTGCTGCTCGCGAAGTCATGAATCGTTATCAAGGTATGTTTGAGAACTTGCCTCTCTGGATGCAGCAAGGTGTTAAGACTTGGAACAAGGGTGACGTTGAATTAGAAAACGGATCCAAGGTATTTACTGCTGCTACGACTGCCTCTGGTATTCGTGGTAAGTCTGTTAACTGGTTGTATATTGACGAAGCAGCGATTATCCCAAACACAGTTGCCGAACAGTTCTTCGCCTCAGTTTATCCTACAATTTCTGCTGGTCAGACTACAAAGATTCTATTGACTTCTACACCTCTGGGGTATAATCACTTCTGGAAATTCTGGAATGAAGCGGAAAAAGGTGTCAATGGGTTTGAACCTATGTTCATTCCATACACTGAAATCCCAGGACGTGATGAAGCATGGGCAGAAGAGCAACTCAAGATGCTCGGGGAACTCAAGTTCAACCAAGAAGTTCTGTGTAATTTCCTTGGTTCGAGCAACACTCTGATCAATGCACATACTCTTGGAGCGATGAGTTCTATCGACCCTATATACATGAAGGATGGTCTAGATATCTTCGAAGATCCAATCCCAGAGCATACTTATGTTATGGGTGTTGATACTGCAAGAGGTATTGGTGGCGACTATTCTGCATTCACTGTTCTCGATGCAACCTCTGTTCCATATAAACTCGTCGCTAAATACCGCAACAACAAAATACCACCAATGTTATATCCTAATATTGTAAACAAAGTGGCGAGAGATTTTAATAATGCGTATGTGATGATTGAAATTAATGACATGGGTCAGCAAGTCGCTGACATTTTGCATTCAGAATTAGAATATGATAATATTTTAACAACGTCGAAAGATACGAATAAACAATATCTTTCTCCAGGTTTTGGTAGAGCAACCCAAATGGGTGTTCGAATGACTAAGCAAGTAAAAAGGCAAGGTTGTTTTACACTAAAATCCCTGATGGAAGAAAAGAAGTTACTGATTTTTGATGCGGATACCATCTCAGAATTCTCCACCTTTATTGAAAAGATGGGAACTTGGATGGCAGACGAAGGATATTTTGATGACTTGGTGATGAGTTTAGTACTGTTTGCTTGGGTAACCAGCAATACATATTTCACAGATCTGACAGATATTGACATCAGAAAGAAGTTATATGATGGTCAGATGAAACAAATAGAAGAGGAACTGACACCGTTTGGTCTGATACTAAATGGTACCGAAGAAGAATTTTTTGTTGATAGTGGAGACTTATGGTCTGTTGATACTAAACCAACCAAGCGTGGTTGGATGTAAAGTAAGCATTTTATAAATAACTTTATAAGCAAAAAGACAGTGGTTTTTGTCAGTTTTTATATACAAGGAGAAGAAAATGGCATTTCAATTATCGCCAGGAGTCCTAGTTACTGAAAAGGATCTAACTAACGTCGTACCAGCAGTTTCAAGTTCTGCTGGTGGGTACGCTGGTTATTTCCTCTGGGGACCTGTAAACGAAATTCAAACAGTTTCGTCAGAAAACCAACTCGTTCGCGAGTTTGGTAAACCAACAAGCACTACTACAGTGCATTTCCACACTGCTGCTAACTTTCTTGGTTACGGCAACAATCTGCAACTAGTTCGTGCAGTTGGTTCGGCAGCACGTAATGCTGTTTCAACTGGAACTGCAGTTCTTATCAAAAACCAAGACATATATGATGCATCATATGCCGCTGGTGAGGGTGCTGTTGGCGCATGGGCAGCAAAGTATGCAGGCGCTATAGGTAATACTCTAAAAGTAGCAGTAGCAGATACATCAACCTTTTCTGGGTGGACCTACGAAGCACAATTCGATGGTGCTCCAACAACATCATCTTATGTTGATAATCTTGGCGGCGCTGACGACGAACTTCATATCGTTGTTATTGACGAAGATGGATTATTCTCAGGAACAGCAGGAACTGTTCTAGAAAAGTTTGCATTCGTTTCTAAGGCATCTGACGCAAAGAACTCTGATGGTTCTTCGAATTATTATAAGAATGTAATCAACGCACAATCGAAGTATATCTGGTGGATGGATCACCTAACAGCAGGTGCTTCTTCAACTGGTGGCAATGCTCATTGGGGTACTGCTGGCACTTCGACCTTTGCAGTGATCGACGAAATTGTCGATGGTCTCAGCGAAGAAGTAAGTCTAACAGGCGGTGTTGATGCTGCTCCTGCTGCTGGCGACATTAACGCAGGTTACGATCTGTTCGCTAACAAGGAACTGGTTGACGTTTCGCTTCTTCTGACTGGTGGACACGCTGTTGAAGTTGCTCAGCATGTTATCGATAACGTTGTTCTAGATCGTCTAGACTGCGTTGCTTTCCTTTCGCCACCTCTTGCAGCAGTGCAAAATAATGCTGGTGATGAAGCAACTGATGTTGTTACATACAGAAATACAACTCTCGATCGTTCGACTTCATACGCTGTTATGGATTCAGGTTGGAAGGTTCAATACGACAAGTATAATGACGTGTATGTAAACATTCCGTTGAATGCTGATACTGCAGGTCTCTGTGCTCGTACTGATCAAACCAATGACCCATGGTGGTCACCTGCTGGTTTCAATCGTGGCGCAATCAAGAATTGCGTGAAACTTCTGTATTCGCCAAACCAAACAGATCGTGATACTCTTTACAAGAATGGTATCAACCCAGTTGTGTCGTTCCCAGGACAGGGTGTTGTTCTTTATGGTGATAAGACACTTCTTGCGAAACCATCGGCATTCGATCGTATCAATGTTCGTCGTCTGTTCATCGTTCTTGAGAAGGCAATCGCGACTGCTGCTAAGTTCCAGTTGTTCGAATTCAACGATGTCTTCACTCGTGCACAGTTCAAGTCGCTAGTTGAACCATTCCTCCGCGATGTTCGTGGTCGCCGTGGTATCTATGACTTCCGTGTCGTGTGTGACGAAACAAATAACACTGGCGAAGTAATTGACCGTAATGAGTTTGTTGCAGATATCTACATCAAACCTGCTAAGTCAATCAACTTCATCTACCTAAACTTCATCGCAACTCGTACCTCGGTATCGTTCGAAGAAGTTGGTGCCTAATAACCCGAATAAATAGAATTATAGGAGAAATCTAATATGGATATTTCAAAGTTTAAAGGGTTACTAGGTGCTGGTGGTGCAAGACCAAACCAATTCCGCGTATTACTCAACTGGCCTGGATATGTAACATCCGTTCCTGATAGAGAATATGCGCTGTTGGTCACTGGTGCTGCCCTTCCTGCATCAACAGTAAACCCAACTCTCGTTCAGTATCGCGGTCGCGAAGTTAAACTCGCTGGTGAGCGTATCTTCGATCCGTGGACAGTAACCATCATCAATGACACTGAAATGTCACTCCGTAAACCATTCGAAGAGTGGATGAACGGAATGAATGATCTGGAATTGAACACAGGTGTTCTTACGCCAACCGATTATCAAGCTGACATTATTGTTCAGC